CCGTTTTTCTGCGCTGCTTCCCAAAACCCATTTTCTCTTTCAGAGTCTCAATACTGAGCTTCCCATTGATAGGCTCGGTTACTGGCTCTTCTTCGATGGCGGGAGTGACTTCCGTGGGCTGCGCCGACGTTGTGGCAGCAGCAACTTCCGTGGCTTGAGCAACTTCCGTGGGCTGCGCCGACTTCGTGGGTTTCACCGACGTTGTGGCGGGAGCGACTTCGGTAGCCTCCATCTGGGCAATCAGCTTTCTTGCTTCTCTCGGCAAAGGGGCTTCCTCAAGCTCCTCATTGTTGAGGGCAAGCTGATTCCAGACTCCAGAAAGGTAGTCTTTGACGTTATCCCAAAGATCGGGGAACTGATCCCGAACGTCTTGAGCAAAATCAAGAAACTTCACAGCCCCCGTTTCAGCGGAGATTACGGCAAGTTCCATAGCCGCAGCAAATTGCTCCGAGTCCAAGCCAGCCATACTGGTTCGCCCCAGAGATTTTCTGAACTTGTCCGCAGCCGCTTGTCTCCTCTTTGCCAAATCATCGAGTTTTTCTTGGGTAACTTCTTTTCGGGCAAGTCGAGCCTTCTGTCTTTCAGTTAGCTGTGGAGCCTCCGTGGGCTGCGCCGACTCCGTGGCGGGCGCAACTTCCGTGGGTTTCACCGACTCCGTGGGCTTCTCCGACTTTGTGGCAGGCTCGGCGGGGGCGATGCGTTCTCGTGATTTTGTATCCTCTATGTCTTGCATCTGCCGCTTGAGCCTTTCTTCGCCAAAAGCGGCAGCAGCCAGTTGTGCGGGCGTCATCGGTTTCTTTTGCTTCCGCTTACGGTGGTCAGATTTAGGATCAACCGTGATATTCTCCAACGGTAATGGCTCACGAAGCCCTTGTAGCAGGACCATCTGCTTGCCTTCTGCGGTGAAGATATTATCAATGCGACGTGTGATTCTAGCATCTCCGCCTTTCACGAAGGCTTCGTCCCCTTTTTCTGGTGTGAGTTGTTCCGACTCCGTAGCGGGTATCTCCATCTTGCCTTGATCCTGCTCGGCTTTTCCTGCGCGGGTAGCCGCACCAAGTTCAGCAAGCAAGTCGGGAGCCTGTGGCTTTGCTGTTTCCCCTTTGTTCTTGGGGCGAGTGGATTGGGTTCCCTCAAGGAGACTTTCAAGCCCAGCTTGTTTCTTGGGAGTCGCTACCTTGGTTACATAGAAAGGCTCTTCCAAACTTGCCTTCTGCTCCCCAAAGGTAGGGCTGGTTAAGACGACCCCGACAGGGGTTCCATCCGCCTCGTCATAGGTGATTTCTGTGACAGTAAATTCTTCGCCCAAGATGGTGTATTTTTTACCAACAACAACCGCAGAGGAAACGATACGCTCTTTATCCTCGGCGGGAGTAGTGACAGCTTTCTCAAAAGCCAAGGTCTGTTTCTCCTGCTCGTCCAACACTGCTTGTTGTTGGTCGGCAATGCTTCCGGCTTTGCGCTCCTTGCTGGCTTTGACCATCGCCTCAATCAAGGCATCAGCATTTGGTGCGGAGATGAAGTTCGCCTCAAACGCTAAATTGGCAACAACATCAATCGTGTTGGAGTCAAAGGGCATCGTGTCCGAAACCGTCCAAAGTTTGGCTTTCTCCCCTTCATCAAGCTCAACATCCCGTAAAGGGTCGCGTTCTCCGCCAACGGATTTCCCAGCTTTTTTCTCAGCAGCTTTGAACTTTGCACTCGGCACAACCATGTCCGAATCAGCCACAAAATTGAGGATGTCGGGCTGCTGCGTATTGGGGTTGTCGGAAAAACGGGAAGTTTTACGGTAGCTTTTTGGCTTTACGTCAGTCAACTCCTTAGCCATTTTCTTCGCCTCTTTCTGAGCCTTGTTCAGGTAGGGTAACTCTTTCACAAATTCCCCTGCCTGATTGTAGATGGCATAGGCTTTGAACTTCGGAGTACTACGGCTAGGTTCGTGCTTGATTGTGAAAACTTGCGTCTCTCCGATCATCACCTTCTGCTCTTGTGAAGTCCCAACAGGATACTTCTTGGAGGTGTCGGCAACTACCTTGATCACGCCCGAGGGGGCAACTTCTTCGACAGGAGCCGCTGTGGGAACTTCCCCCACAGCGGCGGGGGTCGTCGCTACTTCACCTTGACCTTGCCGCTGTGGAGTTCCCTCTTCAGTTTGGACTGTTGGGGTTTCGACAGGGGGCTTGCCTTCGATAGGAGGAGTCCCACTTGGGCTTTCGACTTTACGTTCTTCGGTAGGGGCATTTGCTGGCTGGGTTGGGGTTGGAGGAGCCGTCTCCTCGGGAGTGGTTGGGGCGGAGGCAACAGGAGCAGGAGCAGGTCTAACGGTCAGCGGTTGTAAGGGTCGTGGAGGAGAGGCAGCAGGTGATGTGTCAGCTTTTTTGAGTCGCTCAAGAGCTTGCACTGGTGACTCACCTCGGTTTTGTGGGTCAACCATCCGTTCCGTGGCAGCATCCCACACCCATCCGTCGTTAAGAAGCCGTTCAAGAGCACGGTTGAGTTCAATACCTTTATCCACACCTACGGCGTCTATGCTCTCATCGAAGGTTTTATCTTTTAGAGCAGCAACAGCATTTGAAACCGTCTCATCAAGAACAGTCGGCTGGTAAGGTGTCCCGTCAGGATTATGAGTTTTTTCATATTTGCTGTCCCATTCTTCTCTTCGAGTTACAAACTCGGCCCTAGTTTCTCCTTCTGGGCGAGACTCATACACAGGTCTAGGAGGCGCATTTTCAGTAGCTCTAGGCAAAATATTGGGAGACGGAGCGTTCGCGGGAGCAACGGGAGCGGGAGCGGGAGCGGGAGCAACAGGAGCAGGCTGTTTCTGCTCTAACGCTGCTTGCTCTTTGAGCAAGGAATCTTCTTCAGTGGTTAAGGCGCGATAGGGGACAGTGACTGGGGTTCCATCGGGAGTAAAGGTTGTCTGATCGCGTGGGCCAAACATGGCGGCAAGTGCTTCAAGCCTTTGCTGAATTTCAACGTCTCTGGCAACAGGGGCGACCTCAACAGGAGCAGGAGGAGCCGAAGCCACTTCAACAGCCGTCTGCACCAACGCCTCCTGCGTCTGGGAGGCAACGCCTGTCAAAGCAGCAGCAATGTTTGCAATCTCTTCAGCCTTGGCTTTCTGGGCTTTGACGTATTGATCTTTGGCAAGACCAACCAAGCCAGCACCGCCGCCCATAAGGGCGGAACCGAACAGCGTAGCGGGAGCAACCTCCTCAAACCCTCGGGCGATGCCAGCGGCTCCGGCATAGGGGTTGGCAACTTCATCAGGGTTCTTGCCCGCAAGGATAGCTTCCATCTTGGCTTGATCCCAGCCTTGCCCACCGACCTGAGTAGCGGTTTCTCCTGCGAGTTCTACGCCAACGTCGGCGGCAACCAAACCTACTTTGTTGAGTAGCTTTCTGGTTGCAGAAATTGGAGCCTTTTCCGCCACAGCCGTCCCCGTAGCGAGAGCGCGAGCAGCTAGATCAGTTCCAGCTTTTTTGAGAGCTTCCTTACCAATGCCTTTGAACAGGTATTTGCCAACACCCATCGTGAAGACGTTGCCGATAGCTTCCGGTCCTGCTTCCCAAAGGGCAGTGTTCTGAGCGATGGGGAGAATCTGATCGTGGAGGGCTTTTTCTTCCTCCTTATTGAGCGGGCGACCTTTCTCTTCGACCGACTGCTTGTTAGCCATGTCGAAAGCGTCATCCAAGAAGGAAGCTCCCGCCATACGGTAAGCAGCGGCTCCAGAGGAAAGAAGTCCTCCGATAGCCCCGACGGCGGCTCCTGCGGTGGCTCCCAAAGCCGCACCGGGAGCAGCACCCACACCGCCCGCAGGAAGGGTAGCTCCGCCACCAATAGCAGTACCAATAGGAGTTCCGAGGGCTGCGCCTGCTTGACCACCCGCTAAGGCAGCGCCCATTGCAACACCAGAGAAACCGGAACTGTTGCTGAACTCGCGTCCAGCACTGCCCACAGAAGTAGCCAAGCCTTGAGCTTCGCGTTGAGCTTGATCCGCTTGAACGGCTTCGTCAGCCGCCTTCTTCTCCGCCATAGCATCTCGGTAGCCTTGGGAACGCTCGCTGGGCATAGCCAAGCCTTCCTTGAGTTGGTAGGCAGCAGCCTTGACATTGGTGGGCAGGTTGCTGGCAATGGTGCCAAGAGCGTTGAGAGTATCCCCAAACCCAAAGAAGGGACGGTCTGCCTTCTCCTTAGCTTGGGCATCAACTTCCTGTTGAGTTTTCTGCTGGGCATACGTCTTGACGTAATCGCCCATGTTTTCAGGCATCGGAGCACCTGCAAAATACTTGTGCTTTGCATCGGTGACGGCTTCAACGGCAAGCCTTTCTTCCGGTGTTTTGATACCTTTGAGGGTCTGTGTTGACCAATCGGTGAGAACCGCTGACTTCTGTTCTGGGCTGTATCCTTGGAAAGTAGGATTTGCTTCAATTTCTGACCAAAGAGGTAGGGTAGCCATATCTGGCTACAATGCTCGAAAATACCTAGTTGGTCAAGGTTTCACCACAGTTCCTAGATAGTCATTGACGTGATCGACTGGGCCTTGGAAGTGTTTATCCGCAGCCCGTAGAGCGCGGATGGTTGCCTCAGAGGCTTCCTTGCCATCGGTCTTGCCTAACAACGCATGTATGTCAGCAGCAATGGCAGGGGCTTTCTGTGGGATGTCTGCAAGCTCACGCTTGCTCTTGCCCTTGATGGCTTCTGCATCCTGCTGGGTGGCGAGTTCCCATTCCTTAGCCAAATCAACGATCTCCCGCTGGGCATCCAAAGACTGAATCTTGGCGAGAGCCGGAGGGAGTTGGCTGCGGAACTTATTGAGTTCAGCTTTTGCCTTGTAGGCTGGAGCAGCTTCCAAACCTTTGCGGAGATGTTCTGGCATCTGCATCGCATAGTCGGCGGCTTCAGACTGGCTCCTTTGGGCAGCTTGTGCCGTATCCCGCAGCTTGTAGGAGGTAGGGGAACCGGAGGCTTGGAAGGCGGCAATCTGCTCAGGAGTAGCGGTCTGGAGGGCGGCATTGGCCTGCGCCAGTTGCTGTTCTTCCATTGCCGTCTGCATGAGCTTCTGCTGTGCCGTCTGTTCTCGACGCTGTTGCTCTCCTATAGCCAAAGTCTGCTGCACCTGTCCTGTGGCGAAGGCTTGGGGGTCGCGCATCGCCAAGGACTGCACCTTCTTGGTGTAGTCGGGATCGAGAGGATTGATTGCCGCAGCGGCACGGGCAACGTCCGCTACCCTCGCCAATTCCCGCTGCTTCTCCTGCTCGCGGGCAATCTGCTCAATGAACTGCCCCGAAGAACCGAGCATCCCAGCCGCAGCCATTGCCCTAGTTTTGGGGTCAATTCCACTTGGTTGGGGTTGCGCGGTTTGGAACATGGCAGGAGGAGGCGCATAGAGAGCCTGCTGCACTGCTTGCTGTTCTTCGGGAGTGAGTTCGTTGTATGCCATACTTATTTCTTAGGGGCTTCAAACCACTTAGCGATTTCAGCATCCGTGTAACCTTTGAGCTTTAACCATTTGCTCATATCCTCAATTGTTGGCTGGGGCATTTCAGAAGGAGTGGCTCCAAGGGACTTAATCTTTTCTCGAACTTTTTGAAGTTGCTTGGCTACATTTGATTTATGCTCCGTGTCGAGTGAAATAGTTTTTGGAGCAAAGGGACCTCCACTACTTACCCAAGAGTCGGTATTGCCCCCAAGAGACGTTTGGCCCGTTGTGAGTTGAGATTCCAAGTCTTGCTTATCCTTATAGAGTTGCGCTCTTTGTTTCGCGGCTTCCGCTTGAAATGGGGACTGTATTCCGGCAGAGCCAAACAAAGACTCTGTTTCCAATAGTTGGCTGGCTTGTTGAGGAACCGTTGGGGGGTTGTTAGGTGGTGCTCCCGAGGGTTCTTTCTGAGCTTGTAATTCTGCAATTCTTTTTCTCAAAGTATCCGTGGATGCACCTCCTTGGCGAGCTTCCTCCGCTGCTTTCTCCATAGCAATATTTTGTTCGTTATACGCAGCAGCTTCCTGAGCAGCCGTCAAAGGGGCTTTTTTTGCATACTCTCTTAAAAAAGCATCCCGAATGTTAGGACCGAGTACGGCTTGTTCGACACTAGTTCCTTGTCCTTGATTGATTGCTTTGGCCCCTAGAGGGGCCGGAGAAACCGGAATATTGGTTCCAACGATATTTCCCTGAGCATCCAAAACAGCCTTAGCTCCGGTGTCCGAAGTCACTACTCGGCTGGACGGAAGTCCGGAAATAGTGGCTGGATTTGCGGCTTGCTGCTCTTTTAGAGAAGCGACTGCTTGACGACCCTCGGCCATGCCCTGCTGCATTTGCATAGCTCGCTGCTGGGAGAGTTCCCAAGCTCGCTGGGCGGCGGGAGAACTCGGCAGCGTTTGTCCTCCAGTGGCTTTGAGAAAAGCTTCTGAAACTTTAGGATCAGCGGACGAAAGCCTGCCGGATTGGTCGAACATGGAGGTAGCCATAATTAAGAAGCTGGGAACATAGGTTGAACGCCCATCGTATATGCCGACCCCATCAAGGCGTTGAGCGTATTGGGCTTTTTAGGAGCCATAGGATTTATAGTTCCCACGGTGGGAGTCAGGTTGTTTGGAGTACCCGTTGGGTTCGTCCCAATTACGGGAGGAGCCGATAAGTTGGTGGATGCTGGGGCTGGAGGAGGAAGCGGGGTGGGGGGCGCAGGGGTAGCCACTCCCATAGCTCCAGCGGCGGTAGCTAACGGATTCTGAGGCTGATTCTTGTAGTGGTTCTCCAAAGCGGCAACGCCACGTTCCTGATTCGCTGCTTGCGGCATCATTTGGGCTGCTTGAACTTGCCCCGGCCTTGCCGTTCCCCGCGACACCATCCCAGCGACTCGACCAATGTCAGTTGTGGGGCGACCAACAGCCGTGGCTCTTGTGTTACCAAGACCTCCAGAAGCCGCAATGTTGCCACTGAGTCCCGCAGAGAGGGACTGTGCTCCAAAATCGTTGCTGGTGCGGTCTGGGCCGGATGCTGACATTTTCATAATTAGAATACGGTTGGAATTGAGCGTCCGCGAACGCCAAAGAAGTGTAGGTTAGGGATGCCTGCGGCTCCACCTCTGGATGCCTTAGCTTCTTGGTTCAAGTAGGTCATCGCCGTTGTGAACGATGGGCCTGCCATATCGAGTTGACCCGCACGCTCAAAAGCGAGGGCTTTTAGCCCGTAGCGGAGCGCACTCAAGTTGCCCGGCCTCACATAATCCGTCTCTGCCACCAACGGAATGAACCTCAAGTTGCAGAGAGTTTGGATGGGATCAGAGGTCTTTCCTGTCTGATAGCGGTGGTAAGAGGGGCGAGCCTCGCCGGGGTAATAGCGACCAATTTGCGTCACGGTAGCCCCATCCACAACACTCAGTGTCCAAGGAAGCGTCATGTTCGCTGGAGCTTGGATGCCTGTCACACGGGAGAAAACCACACTAGTTGTAACGCTGGGATTGACGGTAGTGACGTTGATCCCTTGATTCCCCGAGGTGTCGTAGATAGTGTTTCCGTCAGCGTCCTCCCCAAATAGGCGAATCACTTTGGAAGCATCTCCGGCTCCCGTAATCGTGACTCGCAGCGTTCCCGCAGTGGTGATGTCTGACTGAGTGCAGAAACCGTCACCAAGGTCGATCAATACGCCGGGGAAGTGGTAGGTGTCGGAAATCTCGCCGGGGCCGTTATCCGAGAACTCATAAAATGGCGAGAAGATTGGGAAGGGAGCCTTCTGGTATCGCATCACCAAGACCGACTGATACCACCGTGGGAGGGTGACAAAACCCGTGGATACGGGAAGCGTTACTTTGGACACGGTGCCTTTCCACTTGCCCGAGTTGATGAAACGCTCACAAACCTCGTTCAAACGGGGGATAAAAGCCGCCGAGTTGATGTCGGTAGCGTCCACCTCCTCATAGAGGGCGGTGCGGCAATCGGCAACAGTGAGGCGGGTGTCCATAAGCAGTTTGATTTTACTTGACGATGGGCCTTATGTCAAAGGTTCATGCTGTGCGCTCGATGCTCTTAATTCTCAATCCGTAGATGATGTCTGGAGCGGGGGCAACAAAAGCACGGGAGTCTCCATCGTAGCCTACATAAAAAGCGTATTCTGCCACGGGGTCGAGGGGCAACCCATTCTCGTCCGTAGGGTAGAGTTCCAGAACCACTTTGGTAGGAAACTTGAACTCTCCTTCGCTGCTGTCTGCATTGACCGAGGCAGAGGTTAAAAATAGCGTGTAACTGCGGGAATACGTCTCACTTTGTTCCAGTTGTGTCTCCTGCCAAAAGGAGGTGCTGGAAACAAAACCGTCTCTAAAGACAACTGCGGCGTTATCCGGCCCGACATCAAAAGCTCCACCGATAGTCGTGCTCCCCACAACTCTTCCAAGCAGGACATATCGCCAAGTATCCTCCGCAGCAGCTTCTTCGGCTCGACCCACTTCAATTGAAATCCCGCCCCCGTTGACACTAGCATTGTTGCCCGCTCTAGGCTGGAGCTTGCTGACCCGATCTGCGATCTGAGCCTTGGCTGCGTTGTAGATTTGCTGGTATTGATCGTAGTTCATGGGGTGACAGCAACACGGGTTCCAACCATGAAAGTCAGGCCAGAGAGAACGATGGTGTCCTCATTATCCGCCTGATACGAGACATCATCCAAAGCAGTAGTGAGCATCCCGTCCAGTTCGGCCCACCAAGCTCCGGCTTGTTGCTCAGGGGACATGGCTTCCCAAGTTTCTTGCGGGATCATTCGGAGGAGGAGATCAGGGATTCTTGGCAGTTGTGAACGGTTGCCCCTTCGCCTGAGATGAAGCGATACAGATCAAACCGCTGATCAACGATTTCCTTCGTTCGATCTCGCGTAGCCAAGAACTGTGCGTCATCGCCATTTTCTCCTTGGAGAGTGGCAACTCGGTCTTCGGCTTCAGGATCGACATCGGGCATAGTGGGTTAAGCGGTGAAGGCAACGACTGCCCCAATCCAAGGGTCGGTGCTCGTCGTGCCAGTAGTAGGGATGGACGTGATCGTGTTGATGGAGTTGTACACAACTGCGCGGAAGTGGTAACTCTGCCCAACAGTAAGTCCTGAGACGACTTTCGTTGAAGCTGTCGGGCTGAATCCTGCTACGGTGTTCGTGCTGGATGTGAGCCATGTGGAGGAAGCCACCAGCTTGTATTGGAAATAGCAGGTAGCCGCGATGTGATTCGGCGTAAAGGTTCCCGCCAGTGTCGCGGAGCCTCCACCAATTGCGCTTGCGACTCCGGTGGTTGCAGCAGGCACCGCTACGGCAGCAGTATTAACCTGAATCGTGTAGGTGCTCTTGGTGCCGGGGTTATTGGACGCAATGTTGAGCGTTGTGCTCCGGTAGCCCTTTGCTCCAGTGGCAGGAGAGAAACGAACAACCATCGTGTCGGAGTTGCCTGCCGAGATGCTAGTGGGTGGAGTGCTCGTAATAGAGTGCTCGGCCAACCATCCGGTAAGGGTTGCGGCAATGCTTGAGAGGGTAGCAGTCCCAGCGTTGATGAGCTTCACGGGGATGTCGATGAACGCCCCACCGATGGCAGTAGAATAGCCTGTTGCCCCGTCGTCGGGGATAGTCGTGCCGTCTGGCACCTGCACCACCAAGTCTGGAGCAAGCACACCTGAGAAGGAGAGTTGATCCTCCTGAATAGATACCGAGCCGCTGAAATATCCGCACTGGATATAGGCTCTTGCTCGCAGGATTCCGTTTGTCGGAAGAGAGATGCCTGTCAGCGTCCATCCTCCTGAAATGCGGGTGCCTTGCCCAAGGCGTGTCCAAGTCGTGCCTCCGTCTTGGCTAAGGTCGAACACGGTTATCTGCGTCTCAGGCAGCGTGCCGCTACGAAGCCACTGCACGGCTGTTTGACCGACGACAGACAAGGTGCTAGACCCTGTTCCATTGATGAGTTTGGCGGCATAAGTCGCAGACCCACCTGCTAGCTGGAATAGACCCCCCGTTAAAAGTGCTCCATCTTCTTGGACGCACAGTGAGTACACGTTTCCCGTTGCAGCGGCAACGAATGTGGTGTCGTTTGCGCCTGTTGAAGTCACACGTTCGACCCGCGAAGTGCTGGCTGGGTAACTCGTAGATGACCCGATTAGTAGAGTTCCATCCGTTTGCGGCACAAGGGAAAGAGCCGATGAAGGAACTAAGGTGAAGCTCGTATCCTTGACCCCTAACGGAGTTAGCCGGATGACTCCACGATTATCCACTCCTGAGATATAGGTATTTTTTCCACCAAGTAGGACATTGCCTGATGCGTCCAAATTGATTACTCCAGACTCCGTTCCTCCTGCCGTCAGATTCGCGGCAAAAGTGCTATCAATAGACCCGTCCGAGTTGAGTCTTGCTACGCACTTTTGGGGGGAGCCAGCAATAGAATAGAAATTCCCGCATACCATGATCTTCCCATCCGATTGAGGGATAATGGAGTAGATAGATGAATCACAAGGACAGGAAAAGGCGTTCAACGAAGGGACTCCAGCAGATGAGAAATCAATTTTGGCGATACTCTTTCGAGTGCTCGTAGCCCCAAGAGTAACGGTTGTGAAGCCGCCAGCAATCAAAACGGATCCACTTGGTAGTAGTGCAATACAGTATACGACTCCATCTGTAGATAAGAGGAAAGTTCCATCTATTGACCCGTCTGAGTTGACCCTGCGAATGCGTTGGGGGGTGAAATTACCCCCGATCAATGCCTTTCCATCGGGCAACTGAGCCATGCAGTACACGGTGTTATTTACCCCTGCACCCGACTGCGCTTGCACAGTTCCCGAGGAATCGACAAAAGCATAACGATTGCGCGTCTGTGTACCAACAGAGGTGAAGCCCCCTCCTAATCCGGTGATCCCTGTCGTGCGCTGGGATATAGCCAGAACAGAGTCTGAAGGAGAGGGTTGCCACGACGAGTCTTGAGAACCGGGGCCGGGAGTGGCTGCGCCTGAGAAAGCAACCGTGAAGCTTGCTTCGTCTCCGTCATCGGAGTGAATCGTCATCGTGGTTGTCTTTGTCCCTGCGGATGTTGGGGTTAGGTCAACAGTGAACGTCACGGACTGCCCCGGCAGCACGGGTGAAGAAGGCTGGGTTACGACAGCATATTGCCCTGTCGGAGAAAAAGTCACAGGCGTTGCATCAAGAGTCAGATCATCAAGGCCAATGTTCCTAATAGTCACCACCTTGGGCGAACTGGAGCCTACCTGAGTGCTCGGGAAGTAAACTGTTCCGGCTCCTGAAGTCAGAATAACTCCGTCAATCTCTACCTCAATTTCAGGGTCAATCGGTGCGGAGACTGTCGCTTGCTGGATGCCTTCGCTGTGGGAGTCAGAAGGAAAAGCCGTTGCTCGGATGTCGTTCGTTGAACCTGAAAGAGAAGACGTCGGAACGATCTGCCACCCTGAAGGTGTGCGTGATATAGTTCCAAGTAGCTGACTGTACGGACCTCCGGTGCTTAATTCAAACTCGACTCGCTGCGTCTCTTCACTTGTTCCTGTCCTGTCCCACTTGATGAGGTCTGCGTTCACGACATACAGGCTGTTGGCTGCTGTGCCGTTGTAGAGTCGGGCAACACGGTTACGGGTTGTGCTGCCAACTGAGGTGAAAGAGCCCCCTGCGAGAATCTTCCCATCGGTTTGCAAAGCAAGCGCATTCACACTGCCATTTACGTTCGGGTTGAACGCTGCCTCAAGAGTCAGGTCGGGGAGGAGTCTGGCAAGTCGGTTGCGGTTGGTGCTGCCAACTGTGGTGAAATCACCGCCAAAGATGACGCTTCCATCAGTCTGAAGAGCCAGCGTGTTGACGGCTGCGGATGGTGTCGGGATGCTCGGAACGAGGGTGCCGTCTGCATTGAGGACGGCTAGGCGTGCTTGGATATGGCTTCCGACATATAAAAATTCTCCCCCTACGATGATCTCCCCCGTGGGTAGTGCTGTGATGCTATATCCAGTGTTGTCGAGTCCAGCGCCCACGGCGAAAGATGTGTCAGTGGTTCCGTCCGAGTTGAGGATTGCGATGCGGTCAGGGATGCTCATAGAAATACGCTTGCGTTTACAGCCGACTTATACTACCACTAAGGTCAACCACACTCACCATAACATGAATGCTTTCAACGCACAAATACCAATAGTACCCGTTAGTGTCAAGATAAGCCACCAACTCATGCGCTTGTTTTGGTCAAGAAATAGAATTGGTTATCGACCAGACCAAGGTGTCCCACAATATCAAGGGCTGTTGTCATGCTGGTCTTGGATTGGAAGTTTAAACGCAGGAGGGTACGGCAAAACAAAGGCCAATGGTCAGACCGTTCTTGCCCACAGGCTATCTTGGCTCATACACTTTGGCCCAATACCGGATGGTGTGGATGTGCTGCACAAATGTGATTGCAGGAGTTGCGTCAATCCAGACCATTTATTTCTTGGAGATGTCCAAACGAACTGCGCTGACAGAATTTCCAAAGGCCGAAGTAATACGGCTCGCGGGACAAGGCTTCCGCAGTCTCGTCTGACAGAGCATAAAGTTGCCCAGATACGAAAACTTTTACACCAAGGCGTAGTGCAGACAAAGATAGCTCGCGACTTCAACACTACGCAAAAGAACGTAAGTAAAATCGCTCTGTACAAGTCGTGGAAGCATGTGCGCTAGCTTCAAATATATTCGACTTTCCCTAGCTTTGCGAGATAAGCAAACATCGCTGCCTCAACCTCCCCACTATGCTCTGACGGCTTCTTAAAAGGGCGTGTATCCCAGTAGTGGTGCTGCTTGCTGCGGTCTTTTCTAAAGTGGTCAAAACCCACCAAGCTTATTTTACTGATGCCAATTATTTGGAGGAACCACGCAGCGACCATCAATCCGCTAGTTGGTATCAGTTTTGGGGCCTCAATATCAAATCCGCACTCCCATTTTGCGAAAGCACGCAGATCACGGGTAGTCTCAGCCCAAAACCAGTGAGGGATAGCATAAAGGTGTTCGGGGGTATACGCAGGGCCACCCCCGGATTCACCGTGAGTGTATATGACACGGGAGGGGCGCTCATCTACGGTCAAGGGCAAACGCCCCCTTCCATAGGTGCTCCACAAAGTTGTACGAGTCCCTATTTTGTTCTCATACCCTTTCAAAATATAGCGATTAAACCGAACAATCTCATTGAAAGCATCGATCTGCTCCCCTCTGTCTTTATCCAGTAGCGAAGGGCCGTTCCCTACGAGCACGCAGGTAGTTTCTGGGGTGACTTGAAAAAGTGTCTGCCACTCGCCAATAATGTACCCACCTTTCACTTTGACTCCGATGCCTCCAGCTTGGATTATCTTCCGAATCCACCAATTTTCAGGACGGACTGTAGGGTGTAAATTCTGCCCTTCCCAAAGTCTCTTGCTAGGAACATAAGAAACAGAGAAGATGAAGCGCTTGGAAACACGGGACATTTCTTTAAGCACTGGATCAATCTGTTCGGGGGTCAGATGCTCCAGCATATCGAACGAAGTTATCACGTCGTACTCTTTATTTCCGGCTGGGATACTTGCTACGTCACCTAGAATATCCGCAAAAGGGGATGCAAAGTCCATTCCTACTGCCTTAGCAGAGGGGCATAACTCCAGAAAACTTTTGATAAACTCATTTCCACCACACCCAACGTCTAAAACGGATGCCGGGTTCCATTTGACTAGCAAAGGTATTGCTCTGCTGCCGTGGTTAAGATGGCCGTAATTAGCACTACTAGCGTAAAGACCTTGATATTTAGCTGTCTCTGGGTTCATAAGTTAGTAGCGTGGGACATTCTCGCAAGTTCGTCTATCCAAAGACTTGAATAACCACAATCTTGAGTCGGGATGAACCAAGGCCCACCATCTGTATAGTGGATGATTGAAAGTTCGTTGATGGGTTTTTTCTCGTCATAATCGACGAGGTGGTTCCACCTTGATGGTAGTTCGCCAACTAAATCTTCTGAGGCTAACCAGTTGAATCTATGAAGGTCTAAACCGCTCGCCGTATTCACGTACTCAGGAGTCAGAGCTTTGCATTTAGCGCAGTTCATAAGCATCACACTACTCCAGTTCTTTTTGGGGTAACGAGTCTGCGGCTGATTGAGAAATTTTGTTGTCTCTGATGGTTGATGATCGTGCTTAACGACATGCACGGCAAACGCTTCGTCTCTAAGCGCCCAAAGTTTAGCAATGTCGTCAACTACGATAACGTCTGAATCCATAAAAATAGCCCAGCCGTCAAAGTCGCACAGAAAAGGTACCAAGAAACGAGAGAATGAGAAATCAGTTGCTTGTGTTGGTGTTCGCTCCCGATTGAAGAAAGACTTCAACTGAGGGAGCGCCAGCGGTGCTATTGAGATCGGCTCAGAAGCATGGCGGATCAAACTATGCGCTGCCGCATGGTAGGCGACTGTTTCATGCTGGTCATAACCAATAAATACTTTAATCATGGTGAAGGAGTAGGGCTAACGTCAGGGGTAGGGCTGACATCCGGTGTAGGGCTAACGTCAGGGGTAGGGCTGACATCCGGTGTAGGACTGACATCCGGGGTAGGGCTAACGTCAGGGGTAGGACTGACATCCGGGGTAGGGCTAACGTCAGGGGTAGGACTGACATCCGGGGTAGGGCTAACGTCAGGGGTAGGGCTAACGTCAGGGGTAGGACTGACATCCGGTGTAGGACTGACATCCGGTGTAGGACTGACATCCGGTGTAGGACTGACATCCGGTGTAGGGCTAACGTCAGGGGTAGGGCTGACATCCGGTGTAGGAGTCGTTGATGGGGAAGGAGTTGGGAATATACCGTCACTCCACGCCCCAACAACGGCTACCCGTCCATCCTCAAGCAGTGTCACGCCATAAACGGCTGCGGGGTTAGATACCGTGTCAATTTCACTTGTGAACGAGGTGTCGAGAACTCCAGAAGAGTCGATGCGGGCGAGCCATGCTTTTACTCCTCCTCCAATGTTGGCGAAGTCTCCACCTACGATGATGCTGCCGTCGTCTTGGAGGGCCATGCAGCGCACGACACCATCTGCATCTGGGTCGAACCCTGCGTCAATAGCTCCAGTTGAGTCTAGGCGGGCGATATTGTTCCTAGCTGATGCTGCAACTGATGTGAAGTCTCCCCCTATGATGATCTTGCCGTCAGGCTGTATGAGGACGCAGTGGACGTTTCCGTTTGCTCCCGGGTCTGTGTCAAAAGTCCCATCAACTGAACCATCGGCGGTGTTGATACGAGCAATTCGATAACAATCTGTTCCGCCTATGCTGTTAAAGATGCCGACAAGAATGGCTTTTCCATCGGGTTGGTGGGCAATCCCGTAAATAGCTCCATTTGCGTCTGCATCCCAAGTCAGATCGACTGCCCCCGGCGCTGATGGGTTCTGTGAAACTCCGGTCAGACTGACGGTAAACGGGCTTTCGTCGGCATCTGTGCTGGTGAGGGAAAGTGTAGCCGTGCGAGTGCTGGAGGATGTCTCCTCGTCAACTGGGTAAAACGTGACCGTGAACGTCGTGAACGTGCCGCTTGCTAACTCCGTAACGGATAGGGCCGAGGGTATGTAGTCAGAGGCATTTGCCCCGTTTACAGCAACAGCTAGACTACGTAAGGGAACTGAGTCGTTGCCGACGTTCTTGATAACAAAAGTCTCAGTGGCTGAACCACCTGTCACGATGCCAAAATCTACCGTGTTTCCACCATTGGTTAAGACTAGGTTACTGGGGAGTTGCACTAACTCGACTTGGATGTCAGCGGCTACCCCTGTCCCTGCGACATTGATAACGTAAGTCGTCGAAGCGTTGCTTGTGATTATGATGGTGGCACTCTTGTAGCCGGGAGAGGTTGGCTTGAAGTAGATGCTCCATGCCGCCGAATTAGAAGGGGCAATGGAAGCAGGAAATTGCTGCACCGTGAACATGGCGGCATCCTCCGCTACACCTGATGTCTTAGTCGTGGAGAACCCAGATAAGGACTCAAGGCCGATGTTCGTCAGCGTGAGCGCCAAAGTGGACTGGCCCCCAACCGAAACAGCATCTGCTGTGCTGGCCCCCGTCGCAGGGGCTTCACTCACAAGATTATCGCCCCCTGTAGTAGAGACTAGGAGTTCAGGCTGCGGGTCAGTGAATGCTATGCAGAGATTGCTTGTCACGCCTGCACAGACAAGTTTGGCGTAGTAGGTGACTCCGCGAGTCGCCCCCGTGACAACAGTTGTCGTCAAGCTAGCGGTATTCAGGGTATGACTACCAATCGACAAAGCGTTGTAGCTCCCCAAGAAGCCTCCGCCGAAGTTCGGGTCAGTCGCGATGGAAAGGTACATCGTTCCTGTCGGAACCGTCTTGGCTACGTTGCCAGAAAGCGTGAAGCCAGTTGCCGTCTCTGCGGTGAGACTGAGAGAAATGTCTGTCGGGTTCCCTGCGGTGCTCGGAGACTTGACGTAGAACATCCGAGTCAGGTATCCGCCTTGGTCTGGGGAAACAGTTACACGGGCAAGCACCGTTGCAGGCCAGCGGGTCGGGTTGGTTGCTGGGTATGTCTGTGAGAACTGGGTGTCCCAAAGGCTGTAGCGATCATGCAAACAGGCAGGGATATTGATTTTCAAATCCCTTCCATTGAAAACAATCTCGGAGCGCAACATTGGCGTTTCCTGCGGGATCAGGGGAGAAACCTGAGTCCAATAGGCGGCATTAAACGTCGAACCAGATGTGTGTGCTGTAGTGCATTTGTAGTAGGTTGGGGAACTACCTACTACACGGGTGATGTAGGCATCCACGGCATACACGGTGGATGCCGCCCAGACAGTCCCTGTGTTCCACCCCGAATCCCCATTGAAGATCGGTTTCGCGAGTGTCCACCGCTCCACAAGAGTGTAGTCGCACGGCCCATCAAAGGCATCCGCAAGCCAGACTGGCGACCAAGAGAAAGAAGAAATCGGGGAATAGATGTTTCGTGGGTCGCTCTGGATTGCCTGAATATTGATGTAGTTCAGGACTCTGGGCCAAGTGTAGTTATCTCGGTAGTAGAGAATGCGAGTCGCAACTCCATTGTTGGACGTTCCTGCCAGTCCTGCTGCCTTCTGGGTCGTTTTGGTAGACCAAAGGGAGTTGATCACGGACACGTTGCTATACGTTCCGTCTGCTGCCACTCCAGAGGCTTGTGTGCCTGCGGCTACTTTCTGGGTTTGAGTAGCTTTGACAGTGTTAGTGTCCAAATCTACCTCATACGCAGTATTGACGACGCTTGTCTTCTCCCGAGTCACTTGGACGGAGACATACAGACTGTCCAACTTCGGTTCCCCAATGCGCTGCTCCTGCGTTGCCGTGATCTCGTAGTCCGTTGTGTCGAGAGGCGGATTCGGTGGAGCAGGGTAGGTCGTTGACGGTGTTGCCGGAAGGGTGCGGTAATCCGCACGGGGGATGACAAACGTCTGGTTGATGGCAGGCCAAGGACCAGAATCGCTGATTTCCCAGTTGTATAGGTTTTGGGAAACTTGGTCCGCTACGTACCACCTCTGATAATTTCCCTTCTCGTCCGGCTGAGTCTGAAGGCAGAACTTGTGGTCAGGCCAAGACTTGAGCTTGGAGATGTCGTTGTGCGGAGTCCCGTAGGCAGGGATCGAGTCGTTGGGCGACTGAACAACATTGAAGTTCTCCACCACAAACACATCGGTGCTCGTAGGGTTAAAAGGAATCCGCTGCGAGGGCAGCAGTTTTGAGGCGGAGTTCGCAGTAGCCATGTTAAAAATACACTACTCTTTTTTCAACAGACAATCAAGGCGCACCGTAGTAGAGCTTGCCCAAGACTTGGCACTTCAGGCTGTCGATGTCCGTGTGGTTGGGGAAACTGTGATCAATCAGGTGACGGGAGACTCCCGCTTCAGATGCGTGATCCATCTGAACTGAGTTTGGACGGGTAATCTCAATCACTGTTCCACCCATGTTACGGATTAGCTCCGCTTCGTTGTCAAAGCGGATGTCGTCAATCACGACTCCACGGATGACTCCACTCAAGACATCACTGAGCAAAGTCTCAATCCGAAAACGTCCTGCGCGAATCCAGATGTCTCCGCCAACCATATTGCGGCCCCAATCGGTTCCGAGGGACTGGTAGACTTCTCGGATAGACTTACCACAAAGTTCAGGGGGTCTTGCCAGCTTGTCCGTGACTGGGGTCAGGCACCGGATCATCGCCTTGATTGGGTCGGCAAATGACATGCGATCATAGCCTAGGGACAAAAAGGCTTGGGCGGCTGTGGTTTTGCCTGCTTGAGCAAGGCCCGTAAAAGCTACCAGAATGGGTTTAGAGTTTGTCGTCATTTTTGGAAGTGAAGTATTGCCGAACCTCCCCAATGATTTTGGGGTTTGCAGATTCTGTCCACGCCAATAATCCGTTGGAGGCTATTTGTAAATCTTTTTCAGAATCAATTTTGGCAACCCGTTCTCTCCGGCCAATGTAGTCGCGATCTTCCATCGTTCCATGCCATTCATGGTAACAAGTCCCTTGGATATGCCCCAATATGCAGGGATAAAGATTGCTCTTCCATGCGTCATAGCGAGCCGGATTAGCCCCCACATTCTGCTGGAAAGTAGGTGGCAGCTTGGAGCCTTGAAAAGCCATAGCCATCACGGTGTCCCCCGCCCCTGATGCCGCAAAGGGGAATAACCCTCCAATACGCCCCCAGACATCTCGGCGCATCGCCCATGCGAAACCGGGATGGCTCCGCCACTGCATATCCAGTTGCGTCTCTGCCACCGAGCATTTGCTCAAGGATGCCTTTCCATCTGGCCCAGTCCAAACGGCTCGATCAAACATCTGCACTACCTCGCAGGTTTCTAATGCCCGCTCCGTATCCTTTACCCAGTTGGGGTTGTCAAACCAAACATCGGCATCAATCCACGCCAAGTTGGTGAACTCGGCTGGAATAACCTTAGCCGCAAGATTGATGGCGGCTTCCTTCTGCCACAACATTTGGTTATGCGACTCGATAGGAATCTGCTGCCAGTTGGCAATGCCCTTGGTGGTAGTATTTGCCCCTTTAAGATGGGCTTCAACCCCAAAGACCTTAACCCCGTCGCGTTTCATCTGCCGGAGAAACCGATGCAGATTGGCCTGTGGTCGCTTGAAATTGCCAAAGTTGAAGAAGCAGGTGACGACTGCGAGCATAGAGGTTAGAAGACATCTTTGCCCGAAGCCTTACGCGCACGCATCTCGGCAAGCATCTCACTCTCCTTCATACCTCTCGCCCACACAGGACGAAGCTGGAAGTGGGGTTGATCCTGAATGCTAGACCAGTCGCCGCCCCACTCAAACCCAAGATTCTTGCCAAGCTGTCCAACGGTCTTGTAGGCGGGGGACTCATCAATATAAGCCCCATGCACAAACACGCCGACATCAAAGGCGACCCCAAAGTTGTGGTTAGAATATCCTCCGCGAGCGTTGGTCACGACCTTGCCAGAAGAAGAGCGTCCTTGGGCATACAACGAGTTTTGCTCGTCGTAGGTGCGAAGACCGGAGATCAGCTTGATAGTGATGCCGCTTGTGGCTGCTTTACGCACTAGCTCACGGGCTTTTTCCCGTAGGTTAGGGTGGAGAGTCGCGATGACTTTCTCGCTGCGCTCATCGACCTTTTCCCCTGTCAGGAGAACAGTCGGAGGCTCAGGAGTAGCTTTGAGAGGCAGGGCTTTGTCAAGCGCAGCCAAGGTCTGTGTCCCCGGCTGACCGTCCGCATCCACTCCCAAACGTGTCTGAACTGTCTTTGTAAATTCTAGTGGCGACATATCAATAAACTCGACCATTGATGATTTTGTGATTCGTGACTTCGTAGTTGCCGTCTGCCTGTGTGTCAACCATAACAAATCCATGATTCCAGCGGTTTACGATGGCATAGTCGGGACTCAAATCACAGAGACAACCTGTTGACCAGCACGACGAAAGTTTCTTGTTCAGTCCAGTGCTTTCGGTGTGCTCAGAGGTGCGGTGCCAATGCCCACAGATGAGGGACTCTTGAACGCGCATCCAAATGCCTCTGGCGGGGTTCACGGGGGAGGACATACCTTGAGGTAGTTCATGCCCGTGATAGATAGGCAAATCCCCCAGACGAATCAGGGTCAGCGATGGCACCAATTCGATGCCAAGCTCGTCAAACTTGAGAAGAACAGGGAGTTCAAAATCACTCACACCAAGAAGGACGGGGGCGTTCTTGACGAGGAACATCTCCATTCTTGCTTCGTGGTTCCCAATTTTATAGAGGATTCGGGCCTTGGGAAACTGCTGGCGGAGGAAGAAGAGGAACTGGCGGAGGGCATCGAGTTCATCTGCGAGTGATCGCCTTGGGTCTTTGTCGTGTCGGCTTACTCCGTAGAAATCACCAATGTCTCCATTGAGAATGATAACGTCGGGCTTCTTTTTCTTCCCATAAGCTATGGCTGCTGCCAAGGCTACTTCATCGTGGTACGGGATGTGGATGTCAGACAAGATCAACGTCCGCAAAGCTCCGCTAAGAACTATCGGCTCCCGCTTAACTGAGTGCGTTTTTGGGAGTATATTCTTCTGCCATCCGAGAGGTCTGAATCCGCTCTTATCGGCTACGGGGCTATTCGCTCCACGTATAGTCCTGACGACACTGCGAGCCTCGTCCACGGTCTTGAAGACCTTTGGCATCTCTTTGTTCATTACCCGCGCTATCGTTCGATTTTCCGTGTCAGGAAAGAGAGCAATATACTCGCGGGCAATTTGGGTCTTGTTCATAGATTACGGGGTATTGACAGAATCGCGAAGATCACAACGGCAATTGCCAATGACCCCCAACCTAAAAAATCTGCGATGAGATTCATTTGAACTGCTGGTAATAGGAGACGACTCCGATTAGGAAAAGAGCAAGTGCGACCCCACTAAGTCCAGCAAGGCTAAACAGCAGAAGATTTTTCATGCCAAAGGGGGTGTGGCGGCAAAGGCTTGCACTATGCTGCGGGCTAACGGGAAGACGCCCGCCCCACTCGCCACGTTTTTGTTAAAGACCTGTCTTGTCCCCGTCTTTGGCTACGATCAGACCAAGGCTAACCGCAAGCGCAGTGACTTGGTGAGCGATTGTAGCATATTGTGGGGCGACAACAGGGACCACAACAGAAGCAACACCAAACAATCCGGCAAGCGTAGTTTTCCAGTTTTTGAAGAAGTTTTTCATGGTTTTGAGTTATGCTGGGTTAGTGATTGCCTGATGGCATCTTTTCCAATGGAGTCGAAGAAGGCAGATTGTTTCTCCAACGCTTCTTTTACACTCTCGTTGCTAGTGCTCAACACTGCAACTGCTTCTTTTACTGAGGCTATTGCCCCTACTCCAGTAGTCATCATCCATCTAATCACGTAGGCCAACGAGCAAAAGAGGGTGATGACTGCTACGATCAGAACTCCGTAGAAAGGCCACATCCCGGCTTCTGTTGGCGTTGGGACTTGACCTAACATTGCCATCACTCCGCTTCCTATCAGCGTGCAAGTGGATACCGCTGCGGACACCATGCTTGCCAAAACTAAGTTAGGCGTGTCATCACATAGGGTTGAAAGGCGTTCGATAATCATGGTAGATCGAGAAGCTTAGCGGCTGAGAAAATCTGGTCAATCTCAATTTCTGATTTTCCTAAGACAGCGCCGATATTGACTACATATGGGTTATCCCGAAAAACAACGGGTGAGGCATCCCACCATATCTGCGCCTTGAGCTTTTCAGTCTCGTCAGAGACACCATTGATCGCAGCGACAACAGACTGGTAGAGTCCTGCGTCGATCAAAGCCAAACGGAGGGAGCGCATGGAGACCGCAACAGGCATCGCGATTGGCTCAGGCTTTGGTGCAATCGTCCATCCGTTAGTCACCGTTTTCGTGGTGGTGTCGATGGACTGGGCTGGTACAAGCATCTCTGTCCCTGCGTCGAATGTTGGTTGGGCAGCATTGACCACCTGCATAGTGAGGTATTCAGGCGACAGTCCAACCACATCCTCGTCATCATCACGGGGATAGGGTTGCAGTCGTTCGGTGAGTGTGTTGTAGAGTAGTCTCATTATGAATCGGGGAAAGCAGCGGTTGGGACGGCATTGGATCGGGCAACTCCATTAGTTATGCGGAGATCATCAATGTCCCCTTTGCCAAAGGAACCACTGACCGCAGCATAGTTCATTCTTAGCTCTTGATTGGCACCAATGGTTACTGATGAACCATAAGTCCCTTGCGATACGCCGTTGATGAATAGCTCACAAGTGCTGCCGCTACGTCGAGCCATGACAAACTGCCATGCGTTATTCAGTCCTGCCCATGAGGCAACCACCATGTTCACGCCACCGTTGCCAAAGTATAAAGAGCCACTGATTAGGGTCACATAAAACGTATTTCCTTGCAGCGCGACACCGCATCCGTCGGGGTCTGTTGAGTCGCTTTTCAACCAAAACTCGACAGTGAAGTCTGTGCCTGTGCCGAATGAAAAGTCAGTCGAGGCAGCACATGACCCGTAATCATCCGTGCCATCAGTCAGAAGAGATGCCGTGCCAAATTTAGGCGACGTGGTGCTGAGTGCTGCGCCGCTATTCAGCGTGATCGTGCGGGCGTAACTTGATGAATCCGTTGTTGTGGTCGCTCCGTTGGTGCCGTCAAAGTGAGCGAGCAGCACAACATTGGAGAAATACGGATCGGTATTTCCAGCAGGCGCGAACAAGTATGGATTCACAAGGTTCATGCGCGAGTTCCAATTAGGGTCACTTTCAGACCTGCTCCTGCAATTGTTGAGCCGATTTGATCCACATCAATAGTCATCTCAGCATCGTCTACCAAAGCACTGTCTGAGATAACAGCAGCAGTCGCAGCAGTGACACTAGTTTTCTCGGTAGCATCAATACTGAGTTTGGTGCTCAAGACAGATGTTCCACTTTCATTAAGGTCAACAACAAGAGTGCTGCCAGTTGGAGCTGTCGTAACGCTTGAACGGATTCCTGTCAGTGTCATGGCAAACGGCATTCGAAAGGTAACCTTGGCAGTCCCTGTAGTCAGAGCAGTGCCTTCGTCTGAGCAAGCATAAGCAAGCTCAACAGGCATCCCAACGAAGCTACCACCTGCACGGTAAATCAAGTTGCCCTCGATGGTGACATTGCCTGCACTACTACGAGCCAAGGTCGTATCGGAAGCTGCACCGAGTTCAATCGTGCCTACCCCAATAGCAGTGCTTGTAGAGCTAGTAAGTCCAGCAATAGGCAGTCCTGTGCATCCAGAAAGTGTGCCACTTAATGGTGTGCCAAGTGCTCCACCGTTTACGACAGGTGCTCCTGCACTACCTACGTTGACTGCCAAAGCAGTTGCGACTCCAGTCCCTAGACCTGTGACCGACCCAACTGCTGGCGTGATCGTGGATGCATTAACTGCGGTCACTAAACCCTTGGCGTTGACCGTGACTGCTGCTGACTGAGTTGCGCTTCCGTAACTTCCAACATTACTATTCACTGTTGCTAGGGTCAGTGCGCCTGTGCTGGCTACGGTAGCGTCGCTGCTGAGTGACACTGGAGCGTAAGCCGTTCCTCCTGAATTGCCCACAAGAAGTTGCCCCGCTGTCGGTGCAGTATTCGGAACAATCGCTGCTTTGGTCTGTGCGTCGTTGGTGACGTTCCCAAGACCGATGGAGGACTTTGCGGCGGAAGGAGCTTCGTTCAGCCATACTGAGGAAGTAGTATCGTACGTTAAGAAACTGTTGTCTGCAACTGGCTCAGTGATAAGCACATCATGCAGTTCCGAAATTTCAAACCCATTTAGGATGTCGATCAAAATAATTCCAGCCCCTACGGATTTTTTGATGCAATAACCGATACGCACTCCGTGGTTTGGCGCAGACGGTCTGGAGTTGGTAATCCCCCCTGCTGTCGAAGCGGACAACCACAACGTGTCTCCTTCTTCGTAGGCGTTAGTGTTCACTTCTTGAAGGAGTCCAGCCGTTTGGATGAATCCTTCTCCATGACTTGCGATGGACTGAGCCACTACACCGATAGACGTAGCAGAGGTTGTCTCGGAATCCGCCAAGGCTAATTGGACATTTAAGCGAGTCCCCGATGCGCCGCTCTGGCGAACGACCTGCATGATAGTCATTCCGCTTGCTGTAGGATTGTAAACCTTTAGGTGAAGGTCAGTCCCCAAAAAACTAATCACAGATGAGTTAAGCCCAACGCTTGGGCAACTGTTGGTCGTATCCCAAACCGTTTTGGCCGTACCTACAGTGGAAGTCGGGGCAGTCGCAAACTGAACCCCATCAACAGAAGCCAAGCCTACGTCATCCAAAGTAGCGGTGCTGTTTTGAAGAAGCTTGCCTGTAGTCGAATCGAAACGTGCAAAAGCGTTATCGGTTGAACTGGCAGGACCAACTACGTCCCCGCCAGAGCCGGAAGGTGCTGTCCACTTCATCCCTGTCGTTTCTGCTGAATCGACAGTAAGCACATGACCGTTGGACACGCCAATCGGGAGTCGAGTCACGGTGTCAGCAGCCGTAGCAGCGAACAAATCTCCTTTGGCATCGGCCAAGGTCTTCATCACGGCCCCCGCTGCTGATACATTCGCGGCATCAGTCACGTCGGCTCCGGCTTCGATACCGTCGAGCTTAGTGATCTGCGTGGAAGTAGCCAAGCCGTTCTGGGAAGACGTAGCCGACTGAATAGCGTCAGTTCCACCTGTGACGTGCGTAGAGGCGTGAGCGGTGGGGGTGCGGGCATTTGTGAGCCTAGAGTCATCTCCCGCCGCTACCGTGCCGTTGGTAGTGCCTACGTTGAGCGTTGCGGCTCCTCCCGGCACTGATCCATTCTTGAGGAGTTTTCCCGTGGTCGTGTCAAATAGGGCAAAGGCTCCATTGGTTGCGCTGGCTGGCCCAACTACGTCTCCAGTGCCTCCACCTCCTGATGCCGTGATTGTGATGGTATCGGTAGCGGAATCCGTTGTGAGGGTGATGTTGGTGCCCGCTACGAGGGTGAGCGTGTCGTTAGTGGAGTCGGCAACTACCGTGGACTGCCCAGCTACCGCTACATTCTTGAAGATGCTCTGGTCGCCTGTGTTGGTGCCACTGATCCCTGCTAGCTTGGTGTAGTTGGCTGAAGTGAATACCCCAGCATTCGTACCATCGGCTGCAAGGATGGTGCCGTCCGTGCCGGAACTTGAAGTGACAACAACCGCTGAAGATGTCCGAGTTATTCCGATGTTGGTGTCTGTTCCCGACCCTGCTACAGGGTTGTACTCGACGCCAACGGTGACATCTCCTTCAGTGGTTACGTTGACGGTAGTGCTCATGGGCGAACGATGTCCAAATGGACTTGAAGGGTTCCTTGCAGGTAAGTTTGCACGCTACCCTGCGTATCGGTTGTTTGAAACTGCCAGTCGTAAGTACCCGCAGTCAAAGGCAAATATTGAACTGGCACCGTAAAACTCCATGTCCCTGCATTGTTAATCACGATTGATCCATCTCCCGTCGATAAAGTAGCGGATGGTAACACTGATACCTTGGACTCCCGAAACTGAATTTCTGCTGACACGACATTATAGTTCGGTGCAGGAGTCAGCGTAATCGACGGAATTCCGCCCCAAGTGTCGCCTTGGACAAAAGCAAGCTGATCATTGAGCGTGGTGGATTGTCCGGGGAGCATACGTGAGTTTCAAAATAAAAGGGGGTGGGAATCTATTTCTAGACATCCCACCCCCTATTTGAGGTTTCAGGGGCAGACCAACCTACTAGGAGGTTGGGCAAGCGGTAGTTCCAAGACTGCCGGGGCAGCGGAGGACTCGGACTGCAAAACCATACTCAGGGGTTTCGGAGAGGTAAGCTGCGCGAAGGCGAGCCGACCAGTAGCCGTTGTCCTTGTACTTGTTGCACTCCTTGTCGTACTCGTTCACCCAACTGACTTCGCCGGAGTAGTTCCAAGGCTTGAAGTCGGTTCCGGCACCAAGGCTGGAGAGGGGCTTCTGCATCAGGCACTTCACCACTTTCGGGTGGTAGAAGATGATGTCTTCAGCGGTAGCAGCCTCGTAGGCTGGGTTCACGACGGCGATTCCGGCTTCGTTCTCAACGTAGAACGGAACAGCTTCCCAACCCGTCTCGGTCAAGTCCCAGCGAGGAGCCTTGTCGTCAATGAGGTGGTAAAGACCACCGTAGACACGCTTCACGCCGAAAGGCTTGAGGAGTTCCTTTGGATCAGCGTAGCGGTAGTCCTGACGGATGTCCGCATTGCCTTTGATCAGGGAACGCTGCTGTTCGCTGGACATCAGGACAGTGAAGATCGGGGTGCCGTCGATCTGCCCGTAGGCACCTTCTTCACCACCACCGTCATGGATCAGCTTCCAGCGGATGCTGTCGAGGGCATCCTGATGAATTTGGCTATCGGGGGCGGTTTCAGCAAAGTCACCTGCAGAACCTGCGACGAGCGCGCCCCCGACGAAGACGTACTTGTTGGCATCGGGGATAGCGGCAACATATTCAGAGCGGTTGCGGTCTTCCCAAATGTCGATGACGTTCTTCTCAAAGTTGCGCTTCACTTCCGAAACCTGCTGGCGGAACTTGTAGCGCATACGAGCGTCCGAGATACAAATTGGATCAGAGTCCAATACGTATTCAGCGATCTGCGCTGTTTCCGTGGTGTTGCGGGAACTGAGCACCGCAGCGGTGGGGCGGCAACCCGTAACGGGGGTAGCCAAGGCAATGTTATTCCAGCCAGCACCTGCTCCCACGGTAGGGATCGTGCGCTGTTGGATGACTCGGGTGATGGTTTCACCCATTTCATCGGGGAAAAAGTCTTTTGGGAGCAGGGCAACCCAAGGGGACGAGATTCGCCCACGACGAGCGATGTCGCCGGAGATACGGCCAGATTCGCTAGCAAGGTAGGTGTTGATGGTATCGCAAGGCATAAAGGTAGGGTGGGGGAGAGGGGTCAGTTGAGGCTGTATTTAGTTCCATGTGGAACTAGTAGCCGTTCACGTTTGATGCCATCTGGAGCCTGATAGCGAATAAACTCCGTTGTTGTTTGCCTGATCAAAGGGGATTCAGGCTACCCGCAAAGAGTTTGCACTAATTCCTTCAAAAGGTCAAGAGGCAATTTTTATCTCCGAAATACCACCGAATACCGAGTAGCTTTTACTGGGTCAATGGCGTGCAGCCATTTAGTTCGGATTTCCCCCGTCATAATGACCAAACTTCTTGGCGGCAAATCAACTAGGTGTAGTTTGTTGCCTCCTGAAAACCGCATGGTGGCAGTAGATAGCAGGCTGAGCACGGTTATCACTGGCCCACAAGAGAGTTGGTCAATATGAGGCTCAATAGTCTGCCCTTCGTGATACTCATTGATGGTAAAACACCTCGGAGCCGCTGGAAAGTCCAGTTTTTCTACCAATCTTTGCGCCAAATCCCCCAAAATAGAGGGGGCTTCCTTGCCGACATAGCCATCGGTGTAAACTCGCTTCTCTCCATACCTCCAGATGCGGTTTCTGGTCTTTTTCTGAGGGCTTTTCTTCTCTCTGGGGAGTTCTGCCAAGAGTTTTGCCTCCTCATCTGGGGTGATGAAGTTTTCCACCAAGATTAACCCCAAATGAGAAAGCTCTTCGTCCATACTTTACAAGATTGCGTCGAGTCCAGACATGAAATCGTCTGCCACATTGCCTTTGGTCACTGGAATACTCCCAGAACGTGCCTGCGGAGCCGCTGAACTACGCTTGGCAAGGGACGCTTTGAGCGTTGCAATCTCCTGCATGGCGTTGTTGTACTTTTCCATCACTTTTGGGAGCACAACACCTGCATAGCTGGCGTATTTCTGGATTTCAGGAGTAGCAGAAACGATGTCCGCCTCCCGTGCGTCCTTATCCAACTGGCTGGCGAGCTTCGGATCATCCTTGAGGAAGGGCAACTTCTTGGAAAAGCTCTCCCAAACCATATCAGCAGCCGCATTTGATGCCTCCTGCTGCTTGGAAGCTGCTTTGGCCTGCTCCACCTGACGCTGAGACTCCACATATTTCAGGGATTCCACAGCGTTTTGCTTCACACTCTGCGAACGCTGGAAGAGAGTCTGTGCCTCATCAACCACCTTCTTGAACTCATACTTGTCGAAGTCGTTCATACCACCAACCATGTCGGCTAGGGCTTGGTTCCGCTCCAACATGTTTGGGTTCATTGCCGCTTGGGCAATCTCGGGGATGCTGAGTTCGTACTTGGTAGCGAACGCCTGAATCATGTTCTCGGCATTGGCAAGAGGAGTGGCAATGTTTTCCTGATACTCGCGGGTTTTCTCCACGTTTACCAAAGCCATATTGCGGTCATACTCCGCCAACTGGGCGCGGGCGGTTTCCAACTCCTGCTTGGCAGCGGCAATTTCCTCGGAACTCTGGGTAGTAGCTGGGGTTTTCTTGAGTTCCTCAATCTCCTTGCGGAGGGTGTCACGTTCCTTTTCGATCTCACGCTTTGCAGTCTTGAGGGTCTTCCAACCTTCCTGATTCTTGGCACTCATGCCTTTTGGGGCATCTTCCAAGTCAGCGTCCGCCGCAGGCTTTGTCTCCTCCGGTGTAGAAGCCTCCGTTTCCTCGGCTGGAGGGGTTTCATCGCCCCCTTCTTCTACCGCATCCGAGGCTCCAAAAAGACCGTCGAGAAACCCCGAAGAACTATCCTCTGGGTTAGAATTGACTTCTGTGGTGGGTGCCTCGGTTTCAGGGGCATCAATTGCCGCGATGGCTTCAAATACTTGGTCTTCCATAATTAGCTTTCAGTTTGTGGGTTGAGGTGACTCCATTCGGTTGGGAGAGCGGAGAGGGGCTTGGTGTTCTTCGGAGCCGATAGCGCAATGAGGTCATCAATGGCTTTTTGGTATCCTGCCAACTGGGCGTGGGATAAGGCAATCACCACAGGGTCAGATGACTTGATAGCTCTCGCTTTGGCTTGGTTCTGGAGAATACTGACAGCATCCTTCAGGCATGAGGTTGTGAGAAGGCGATCCAACTCCTGTTGGGGGAGTGGGGTCACATACCATTTTTGGGTGGGTGTCATGCTTTGAATTGGACGATAGCTCGAATCAACTTTCCAACTGCTGCCATGCCCCTTGAGAGCTTCTCATACTCACAGAAGGTTTCACGGGCTTCCCCGTTTCCGAGGTGCTGCATTACTCGGATGATCTTGCCTTTAGGTTTGATCTTCAGGGTGATGTAAAACACATCCTCCTCCGGCATTGCTTTCATGGGTTTTGGTTCTTCAGGTGTCATGGAGTTCTATTTGCCCGTAGTATCTTGGCAGCGGCTTCGGCATCCGCGATAGCCATTGATTGCTTGGCTTGGTCGTCGCGGATTCGCATTTCCTGCGCGT